ATAGTGATGCAGGCCAAGCAGCTTGCAGATGCCGAGCGGGAATTAAAGGATTGGATGGTTTTGTCGGGCCATGCAGATTTATGGCAGCAATTGGTTATTGAGCGTAACAATATTATCCAACAGCGCAAAACGCAGGAAATACTGGATGAAAAAAATGCCAAAGCTAAGAAAAAAGAAATGGATCAGTTCATTGTTGCCCTGCTGTGTGGCGCAATTGCCATATTGGTATTTGGTATGATTTTTTGGTGGCTATCCATGTTGGCGGAAAAATGAGAATACTATTGGCCCTGTGCATTATCTTATTTGCGCCGGGATGCCGCGAACGTTACCGCTATGCTTGCCAAGACCCGCAAAACTGGGAGTTACCCAAATGTAAACCGCCACTTTGCTTGGTTACGGAAACTTGCCCAGACATGCTTCAAAAGATACCCCATGACGAGAAGTAGACGCTACACTACCGAGGAACTAGATACCCGTTTGCGCTTTATCGGAGGCATAGTTTTGTTTGCGGTTTTTGCCTTTGCAATGGGTACGATCTTGTATGACCTGTTATTTGTTGAGCAGCCAATGACTGGCATGGCTCCGGCAGATAAAGCGTTGGTGGAAATACTCAAAATGATGGTGGCGTTCCTTGCGGGGGTGCTAACCCGAGTATTTGATAAGAGCGAACCTACCCGACCCATGCATTTTTCGATGCCGCATCAAGCGCCTTGCCCTCCCCAGCCGGTAGCAATCAAACCAAAAGCGCCGATAATTGAGGAAGATGACGAACGCGCCCGTGAAGCCGAAGCCCGCGCAGCAGAAAGAGGTCACTAATGTTTCCTATGTTTAATCCTTGGTTAATTCTTGGTGCAGTATTGCTGCTAATTTCCACTTATTTGGGCGCTCACCATTTGGGGTATAACGAAGGCTATGCCAAATCCCAACAGGAAAACGCCGAGCGGGTAGCCAAAGCCAACGAAGAGGCCCGAGCAACAGAAACTATTGTGGTTAGCAAAGTAGCCCAAACGTCCGTCAAACTAAGAAAGGATCAAAGCAATGCCGAGCAAAAAGTGGAAAAGATTAAGTCTGATGTCGATACTGGTGCTATCCGGCTGTCAATCCCTGTCGCCCAAGCCTGTGTATACACCGCCGCAGATGCCCCCGCTACCAGCGGAGATATCGGAAGTCAAAGAGCCGAACTTGACCGACAGACTGCTGATGCTCTTATCTCCCTCGCCGCAGAAGGCGACTCAGCCATCCGTAAACACGCAGCCTGCGTCCAAGCCTACAACGAAGTGAAATCCCAACTGGAGTTGAAGAAATGAACGAAGAACAGCTTGCCCGTCTGGGCATACACGAGTCGTGGCTTCTACCTTTAAACGAGACATTTGAGCGTTTCAACATCAACACCCCGTTGCGCAAAGCCTGTTTTATTGGTCAGTGCGCCCATGAGTCTGGTCACTTTAAGTTTCTAGAAGAGAATTTAAACTACAAGGCCGACTCCCTTATGCGGGTCTGGCCCAAGCGGTTTAATCATGCGTTAGCCCAAGAGTGCGCTCACGACCCCGAGAAAATTGCCAACGTTGCCTACGCAGACCGCATGGGTAACGGGGATTCTGAGAGCGGGGATGGGTACGCATACCGAGGCAGGGGCTTAATCCAATTGACCGGCAAGGTTAACTATGACGCTTTTGGTAATGCTATGGGTTTAGATGTACTACAAAACCCCGATTATCTGGCTACCCCAGAAGGCGCTTGTTTATCCGCAGGGTGGTTTTGGGAGCATCACGGTTTAAACGAACTTGCCGACCAGAATGAGCTAGAACAGATGACAAAGCGGATCAATGGCGGTACACTAGGGCTACAGGAACGTGCCGCTTTAATGCAACAGGCGCTCGACGTTCTTTCTGCCTAAAGGATGCTAGGTCGTGCCTCTAATAAAGTTTGCGTTAAAACCGGGTATCAACAAGGAGATCACAACCCTTGCAGGTAAAGGTGGTTGGTATTCCTGTAATAACGTGCGCTTTCGCTCTGGTTTTCCAGAAAAACTTGGCGGCTGGGTTCTTGATACTGGGGTAGTAGCTGCTGCATATAAACCCGCTGCGGGTAATTATTGGGGACTTGCCACATCTTTATTTGATTGGGTATCACCTGCGGGTAATAATTATTTAAGTATTGGCACTACGTTAAAGTTTTATATTCAAAATAGTAGTGGCGGCAACTTTAACGATGTAACCCCTATCCGTGCGGTCACAGCGGCTGGAGCAGTTACCTTTGCTGCCTCTAATGGATCTAAAACAATTACAGTAACTAATACGTATAGTGGTGCTACTGTTGGTGATTTTGTTACCTTTAGCGGCGCAGTCAGTTTGGGTGGGGTTATTACTGCAACTATTCTTAATGCAGAATTTCAAATTAACTCCATAATTAACTCAAACACGTATACCATTACAGCTTCTGTCGCAGCTAATTCTAGTGACACAGGTAATGGTGGGGGATCGGTAGTTGCTACTTACCAAATTCTTTCTGGTGGCATTACGTACAACGCAGGAACTGGTTGGGGGGCTGGTGGCTGGGGAGGATATACACCTGCGGCTACACAATCTATTTTTACTGGTTCTATTAGCGGAACAACACTTACTGTTACCGCAGTTTCTAGTGGCACTATTGTTGTTGGGCAAATCTTGACCGGTACAGGCATATCTTCAAGCCCTCAGACAATCATAACGGCTCTGGGTACGGGCAATGGCGGAGTAGGTACATACACAGTAACGCCCTCCCAAACGGTAGGATCAACAACTATAAGCACAACCACCCTCACAGGTTGGGGTCAATCCTCTAGTGCGGGTTTAAACTTTGCCTATCAATTTCGTTTGTGGAGCCAATCCAACTACGGTCAAAACTTGGTAATGAACTTTCGTGGCGGGCCTATTTATTACTGGGTGGTAGATAACACCGTATCCACATATAACCGAGCCCAGCAACTAGGCCCAACAAACACCAATACCCAAAACGGTGTTCAGTATTGGTACACAGATGCGGGGACTCAGGCTTGCCCAACAATTGCCAATTTTGTTCTTGTATCCGATGCTTCGCGCTTTGTTATTGCTTATGGCACGGATAACAACGGCAATGGACAACAAGATCCCATGCTTATATCTTGGACTGACCAAGAAAATATTACCGTTTGGAACCCGCAGCCTACCAACCAAGCGGGCAATTACCGTTTGAGCCACGGCTCGGCAATTTTGTCAGCAATTCAAACCCGGCAAGAAATAATGGTTTTTACGGATACTGCTTTATATGTTCAGCAGTATTTAGGGCCACCGTATGTATGGGGCTTCCAATTAATATCCAGCAACACCACGCTCATTGGGCCTAACGCAGTAGCTGTGGCAAACAACACTGTGTTCTGGATGGGGAATGATAAGTTTTATTTCTACAACGGTACGATGCAAACATTGCCAAGTGCAATGCGTAAGTACGTGTATGAAAATATTAACATGACTCAAACATACCAATTTTTTGCTGGTACAAACGAAGGCTTTAGCGAAATTTGGTGGTTTTATTGTTCCGCAAATTCAATCACGATAGACAGCTACGTTATTTATAACTACCTAGAAAACACTTGGGCTTACGGCTCAATGGCTCGCACGGCGTGGTCAGACAGCCATTTACGCAATTACCCTATGGCTACGGGCTATGCGTCGGACAACACTGATGGCACGTTGATTTACCATGAAAGCGGGGTGGACGATGGCACAACAAGCCCCCCGTCTCCAATCAATGCGTATATCCAAAGCTCTGACGTTGACATTGGGGATGGCGACCACTATGGGTATGCATGGCGTATGATCCCGGACATCACATTTAACTCGTCTAATGTGGCAAACCCATCTGTAACTATGACGCTATGGCCCCGGCAAAACCCCGGCTCTGCCTATACGGTAAATGTCACCCCGCCAACCGTTAAGAGTACTCAGACCTACTCTAATACCAATCCTTACTACGACACGCAGCAGTTTACACAGCAGGTCAATATTCGGGTTCGAGGGCGAGAGATGGCAATGCGGATTGCTTCTAACACGCTAGGCGTAGCTTGGCAGATTGGTGTTCCAAGGGTAGATGTTAAGCCTGACGGGCGCAGAGCATGAAAACCCGCTACCAAGGTTTTGTTGCTCCCCGACTACCAGCGGGGCCGATGGCGTATAGCGCAGAGGAATTTGACAAGTTTACCAACGTATTGCGCTTGTACTTTAACCAGCTTGATGGCTGGAACAACACGCTAATGCAAGATACAGGAGGTAGGTTTGTCGGCAATCC